TTTTTCTAGAAGCATAGCAAAATCTTTTACACCTTCCACTAGCTCGTAACCAGCTCCGAACGTGAGCCATTGTAGTAAATGTCTGCTGGCATCCATGCCATGCGGTACGCCACGTTTGTAGAGCCCATTATTCCTTAGTATAGTATCACTGTAGTAGCTTTTACCCTTCGCCGGTGTCTGCATGATAATGGCGCATTGGTGGTTGGCTACAAGCGAATACAAACGTGCTACACCGATTAGCTGAATCGGGAAGTAATTTACTTTAGTTTGATTATGTCTATGGACAAAATCTTCCATGATAATATATCTGGGTTGTATTCGCGCTAAATGATGCCAAAATTCGTCAACATCTTCGACAAGTTGAAATGGGTAATATTGTACTAACTTGTGTTCCTGTCTATAAAATGCATGACAAAATCCTGTAGTAACTCCTGGGTCGATCGCTATAATTTTCATCCGTGTCCTTGGTGGGATTAGATATAATGAAAATCCCCTGTACTTCTATAATCGGATTTCACTAGAGGGTTAGGCCGGATCCACCCGATGAACGTCCTACCCATGATTTGAGTAAACACACCCAATAAAAGCCTTGGAGGATTTTCATTATATCTAACTCCTACCTTAATCATATTTCATTTTACCGCCGATCTTCTTTTGTGATTTTACAAATGGGATCGGCTTAGCTTTTTGTACGTGTTGGAAGTTGTAATCTTTTTCATCTACTTCTGTTCCATACGCCTTACGAGCACACTTACTAGAACAGTAAAGATCACCATGAGCTTCTGCAATAGGCGGTAAATCTTTATTACAATTCGGAATTGCACATTTCATAATTTTAAAAACCTTTCCCCAAATAATTCTTTACAAACTTCTATAGGATCACGATTATCTTTTTTATCCTCACCCGAGAAATCAAGTTCTACTCTAACTGAACCTTCTCGTCTGCCAGGAGGGAAAGGATCTTTAAATAATATTCTACCTTCTATTTCTGCTGGTGTCATTGAGTAATAAGAAGTTTTCATACCAGGATGATTTGAACTGGCCGGAATAGAACGCCAACCTTTACGACGTGCGCCATGAGTTAAACACGTCAACATTCCTTCATCGTCAACAACTATTGAATTCATAGTCTCTAGATTTGCTCTAGAAATAATCTCACCTGTGGTGCAACCACACAAAAACTCAATTCTCATCTAACCTCCAACTATGATCACGCACATTACGCTTATACTTGAAAACTGGTGCGTTAGGATTTACTTTTTCAAAAACCCTAAAGTTCGATAAATAGATGTAAGTATCATCGAGACACTGTGGTGGGTTTTCCCTATCACCCGGAAGTAGTACCAATCCATACCCCTCTAAATCAGCTTGAATAGCTTCTACGGTTTCGTAACTCATTCGATTATCTCAACCTCATCTTCCTCAAATACTTCATTTCTAAATTTTCCTACAGTTCCATCTACATATAAATCAACTGCTACAGCAGCTAAATTCTTTTTAGGCCATCTTTCTTGTGGTACAGAAGTAGATGGTTTCCACCAATAGCCTTCTTTGATCCAAGGTATCCAGTCGTTGTCCACTACACCGATGTTCTCGTTTTCGGGTAGTATCCAAATTCTCATTTATATCCTCTTCTAAATTTGTGTAGAGGATGAAATACAACTTCCGGTAAATCAAGTCCTAAATAAGTACACAGTTTATCTGCTGTTCTAAGGTATGTATAAGTCCTGTACCCATTGAATATATATCTAATTGTTCTTATAGGAATTCCTGTATTATCTGATAACTCACGTTTATTAATTCTATCCCGATTAGGAATCTGGTCGAGTATATCTTTGGTTAAGACTTGATACTCATCATAAAATTTACTTACCAACTTCGACCAAGTCTCCCCATGTGTGTCCGATTGAAACATCCGCTAAATAAGGGAAAATGATTCATCTAGGTCCTCTATAATTTCTTGTTTCTTTTGCTTTAGCTAAAGCTTTTTCTGCATCTATTGTTCGTCGTTCGCCCAAATAAGGTAGTAATAATTCTATTACTTCTATTATTTCATCTCTATTATAGAGATACCATCTCCAATGAGTTTTATGTGGAGGTCTTTCCCGTTTGGCGATTTTCCCAAAACCAATAATAGATACAAATTTCAATATAACATCTTCGTCTGTACTACTTAATTCTACTCCCGCTCGTGTTCTATCCCCAACTTTACAAACATATACAGATCCCTCACCCTCGAAAAGCCCTGCTGCCCAAGCAACCTCTAATTCAATCCTTTCTATTGGTTTTCTAATTCTTAGAAGTTCATTTATTTTTTCTTCCGTTAAACTCAAATTTTCAGCTCCTTCAAATCACCCCAGGTGTATCCAATACTAACATCGGCCAAATACGGAAATTCCCAATTGATTGCTTTAAGAGCGGCGCTCTGCATTTCTTCTACCATGATAGCTGCACACTCCTCAGCATAATCTTCTCTGGCATTACAAACTATGTTGTCATGAACAGTGATTCTCGGTTGAGCCATACGCCAATCGAGTCGTTTACATATTTGGATGAGCGCATATAATGTGTCGTTGGCGGCAATGTTTTGGGGCAAGAAATTGATACCCTGTTTAATAACGTGTAGACGTCCCGACTGGTCAGAAGGTATAACATAAAATCTTCTTTTGTGACCAAATGGGCTTTGGAGTTCTCCATCATGTAACACTTTGTATTCGATTGATTTTGTCCATTCCCAAACTTGCGGAAATCGTTCCCACCACCATTTAACAAATGCGTCGGCTTCTTCTATCGGCATATGATACATCTGTGCAAATGTAAACGCACTCTGCCAATAGACTACACCGAAGTTGATATTCTTAGCGCGGACGTACTGTTCATATGTATAATCTGCGCCATAGAAATCGGCTGCCACCTCTTTATGGAGTGACCTATTAGTATCGAGGTAAATTGATTGCAAACCCTCATCGCCGCTAAGAACTGCAATAGTTCGCAACTCTGCTTGGCTAAGATCAGCAGAGACAAATACGCATCCGTCGTCTGGCTTGAAAACGCGTCTAATATTTGGTAGTCCTTCTTTTGGTCTGGTGACATTTTGCATATTTGGATTAGACGTTGACACGCGGCCAGATTCTGTTCCGTGTATTTTAATATCCGTGTATATTCGTCCATTGCTGTGTCGCTTAAGGACAAGACCTTCAAGAAAGGTTCCTCTCTGTGTGTCAAGCTCTTTGAAGTCATTTAGATAACCAGTGAATTGAGCAAACGTATCACGATTTATAGAGCAAGTAAAATCACCTCTATCAATTTCTTCACGAACATACTTATCAACTGATCGTTTACCCTGTCGTTCTACCTTAGGTCTTTGTAAATTATGTTTTAGTCCCCATTCGTCATAGAGTAATTTACCTAATTGGGGATGACTATTAGGATTAAGTTCCGGCTTATGGCTAATACGACGCATGGTATCACGCCATACTTCAAGCTTGGGCCATACATCATGTTCTAATATGTCACAAGCTGCATCGGCATCATAGATATTACCTTGTAATTCAATTCTTGCAAACCATTCGCTGAGATCGAGAAGCATGAATTTGTAAGGACGTTCATACGTGTTCTCAGCTATTGCGCGATTCGTTAATACAGGAAGTAATGCAAGCGTTCCCGCTGTATCCATACCATTATATTCGTAAAGCTCTTTTCTGGCTCGTGCCATTTGTGGTTCACTAGTACCATAATATTCGAAGTTACCCTTCTTCTTGAAGTGCTGAACACTAGCTGGTTCGTATTTAGGCCAACCTAGCTCATCTTTCAATAACCATTCTAACGAATGACCACCTGCCCCTTCTTCCGGGTTTCCAGGTCTTTCATCACATACCCACGAAAGGAGCATTGTATCCTCGTCAACCCTTGCGGCAATTCCGTGTGAGATAAGAACTTTAATATCGTATTTTCCATTATGCCAGACATAACGTACGCCTGCAATTTCGTAGAGTCTCCTGAGATAATCAGACAAGAACGTTTTATCCGAACATGGACTTTCTCCAAAAACAACTGCTCTTTCAGGTCTGATACTAAATCCTGCACAGACGGGTATAGCAGTATGACTGAGTCCTGTTTTCCCATCTACACCTTTCGCTTCGATATCACACGCTATAATCATATCTGATGTAATTTGCTTAAGCATAGCTTCAACAGCTTGCTTAGCTTCTTCCACATCATCTATGATTTTAACCTGTGGTAGCTCAGGCTTAGGTAATGGGTTAAGTGCCAATCTAAAATCTCTTACAATATCTGGATAAGCACCATCATTTCTAAGAATAACTGCCGGATTATTTGTACATATGACCCGTTGTTCAAACCCCCATTGGTCACTATACGTAATATGTTCATATCCTCTATTTCCAACTACTCCACCAGAACTATCAGGCAGAATAGCTTTAATAGCTTCTCCACCAGCAGCTATGATTGTCTTAGCATTTTCTAATTCACCACTTAATCGTGGAGCACAACATTTTACTGCTTGATCCCATTGTTTATCTTCTGGTGGTCCAGGTGATTGACACAAAACTACATTCGTAGCTCTTACCTCTTTCAAAGATGAACCATACAGTTTAAGCATGTGATCCAAAACTTTACCCGAAGGTCCAGCGAAGCATTTACCATTTAATGCTTCGTGGTATCCTGGTGATCTACTAACAACTACAACCTTTGCGTCCTCTGGACCTATAGATTTAGCTATAGGCTTATGTTGCAAAGGACAAGAATCACACTTCGCGTAAGGTACTTTACTAGGCATTATACTCCTATACTACCAATACTGGATATACTTCTATATATAAGCCCTGGCAGGATTGTTCCGGCGTCCGAAACGCGCCCGTATGATGCCGCCTGCGCCCGCCTGCTGACCGCTGCCGCGAAGCTGCCCGTTTCCCGCCTAAGTCTATGTGCGATTTTCCGAGAGCTGAGATTGCCGGAAAATCGCTGGGATTTGGGGATTCTATTATTCATTGGGATAATCATGGATGATAACTTTTGTACTTCTATCCGAGTCAACTTCCCAATCCACATTTGTAGGAGTTGCACGTTGTCCTTCTATTTCAATCATGATTTCGGTATCCGAAGGATAATTTTCTAGCTCCTTAATGAGGTCTTTAATAGTCATCCGCATCCAAGTCTGCTAGCATTTCTTCGATACTGAGATAAAGATCATTTATAGCTCCAGAATTATAGATGCACGAATCATATATGATTCGATCTATTCCAGCTTCTGATTCATGATTATCTTCTAAGATATCAACTTCATTACGATAAATGCGAACTAGATATCCACCCAAATCTTTAATCCGTTGTGCTTCATTTGGAAATCGTACGTCAGTTACGACTATTTTACGACCCGCATAATAACCCCCCACAGGTAGTGCTGCATCTACCCAAATGTCTTCGCCTAATACGTCGCGGTGTGCTTCAGTTCCGTAACGCTTTTGAAAATCACGCATATTAAATGAAGCGATTGGGATGGAAGAAGTATTTAAGAGTTTAATATCACCTAATCGCTCCCCCAGCGTCACATTCCTGTGGAGGGTTATAAAAACCTCAGGATCGTTTTTGTATTTGTCTACATCTTCAAATGGGATATCGAATAAAGCAGCTATAGATGCCTTCATCTTGTCTGCATTTGAAATGCGTTGGAAATCATACATTTTTACAAGATAAGCGCCTACCGTATCTTTGCCTGAACCTTTCTTTCCTATGAGTCCAATAATCATTGTTGGAAATACCTGAATCCTTTCATTCGGGAAAATTAAGAACGGCAAATTCTCCATGATACACTTTTGCTACTTTATCCCAAACTCTAGCAGCTTCTTCCTCATCCGTAAAATATCCAATATGGATATTTTTTCCATTACTGTCTGCTATTTGTACTCTCCATTTACCATTTCTGTATAAACTAATTCCTTTATATTTGGTCCCCTTTTTGACTGATATATCTTGATTTCTGCTTTGTTGTTGTGGTGTAGCAAGTCTTAGATTAGCTCGATGATTATTTCTATAATCTCTATCAATATGATCCCAAGTAAAACCTTTGGGAGGATTACCCATTAAAAAATTATGTAAAGCCTCTCTTGGACCGGATGTTTTTCTTATTCTTCCAAGATGGTAACTATTCGCCCATTTAAATTTACAGACTTCTTCAAAATCTTCGTTATCAATTAGAAAAAATGATCCATTTGTTGTTGAAACTTTCATTGTTGAAAATATCTAAATCCTTTCCCAGCTCTTTCTGATCTTATCATTCCTCTCTCCTCCAAAGTTTGGAATACCTCATCTGCCTCACGTTTATAAAGATGGAGATGTTGCATTATAGTTCCGCGCAAAATTCCAGGATTTTCTCTTACGGCTTTAAGCACTCTATCAAGAATCTTTTCATTTGATCTTGAAGATGCATTCATTACGAGGTCTATCATATGAGGACCCCATTCCTGGACGTACCATGCTGCGATATGCACATCTTTCTTATTTACTTTAATAGTATTTCTAATGGGTATTTGACGTGAGGCTGCGAGTATGACTGACATTTTTAAAAGGCTACGAGACATTCTCTCAAACGTTGGTAATGCTAACCCACTACTAAACGAATTATATGCCTCATTCAACATTTGATTTTCTATATTACCATAGAATTCCCACGCATCACGACTTAACTCTGCTATAATACGTGGTAGAATTGAAATCTTCTCGCCACCTATTGTCTGAGTTATTTCAGTGGAATACTGTTCTTTCAGATCAGCTACATGGGAAATTATCTCTGCTTTTTTTGCAATGTTATTATTTTGTGCAGGTCCCGTTTTACGAATTCTAGAAAGGTCTGTATCTCCTGATACTACTAGAAAACGTGGTAAGAAACCAGATAGAATATAATCATCGTTAATAGCTTGATAAACACGATCCCTTACACCACCACCTAAGAAAATAAAGATTGGGCTTTCGATTCTAATTGATTCCTTACGTAATTTACGAATCATATATGGCGGTACGTCATAAAGCTGCGCCATATTCTCCATCATACCAGCCAAATATTCTCGTCTATTAATCTGTTCAAAGAAACCGCTCACTTCATCACGAAAAAACAGGCTCGACATATTTGAGCGATTTTCTAGAGAACCAAGCAAACCCTCCACAGAACCATCAGTTGCTATGATTGTTTCACGATCCATCATACCAATTATTTCAACTACCATTCGCATAGCTGTTGTCTTCCTACTAAGGGTACTATCACCAAGTATAAGACCCCAGATATTTGGAACAACTGTTCCGTAATTAGCTTCAAGTCTAACTGTATTAGAAATCAAGACAGACAACATAACAAATGCTGATAGATCATGGAAGTTTGCAATAGCATCTGTAGCTTCTTCTGCAAATTGTCTATACTTGTAGATAAAAGTATCGTCGTATCCTGTGGGGGGTTCGTGATCTACAATATGTGGCATTCCTAGTGGTTTAAAATTTTGTGTAACAATTGTTAACCTAACCTGATTTTCTTTTGCTTTTAATACGTCACGCCACAAATGTGCAACAGGTCGTAGATCACGTTCATATTTATTTAATGGAGAAGCCTTAGCTATTACAAATGCTTCATCCTCATCCATCCCCGATTCAAAACAAATATGTATTAGTCTCCATAACTGTTGTGACCAATCTACTTCTTCGCCAGGTTCGTGCAAAAACAAAGAAGCAAATGCTGTATTTTTCAGTTGTGCTCTATACTTATAGATAATCATATCAGGATCGGGTAATTCTTCGGGAATCGGTCTAGCTAATTCTACTTCTACAGGATTTTCCCATTCGGCTTCTTCAAGAGGTTTTATGGCCTCAAAAACTATAACGGGAACAGGAGTTTCCAGTGAATGGAGAATTTGTATTTGAGGCTTGTCTTCATATTTGAAGTTACGTGTAAGTGGTACACGTAATAGTTGTCCCAAATCCCAGCCCGATTTATCGGCACCGAATTCATATGCTACTCGTTTAGAGTAGACTTCTGCCAGAGCGGGCTCTATCGTTGTGGTAGTTCTCCAGATCGCTTGATAGCGGTCGGGACTACTCTCTATGACAATAGATGGAATGGGATTAATTTCATTCCACTTTGCCTGGTCAAGATCAGCCCAAATTACATTAGATGGTAAACAATTTTCTTTGCGACGTTCTGCTTTATTAAGAATATTTATGCAAAAATAAACATTCTTATTACGTTCTGCTCCTACAATAAAAGTTTCCATTTTATTAGCATCGCTAGGCCACTTAAAAAATCTTTGTGCAAATCGTGTTCTAGGCGCTTTAGGATCAGAAGTGGCTATACATATCCAGCCTTCGTAATCCTGAAATACAAGCTCGAAAAATTCGAGTCTCGTTTGACTTTGTGAAGCTACCGACAAGCGCCTGCCTCGATTTCTTTTAGTGATTTATATTAATGGAGCAGGTAGGAATCGAACCTACCTCATAGGATCTAAAACCGTGCCCTGGCCGTAGATCACTATTTAGCACCAGCTACCCCTAGCTGGGACTGTTATGTTAACCAGTCCCAAATATACTAAACGTTATTCGTCATCCTCATTGGTGTTAGAGTCATCATCCACATCGTCCGTTTCGACACTAGTGTCAGTGAAAGGACGGCCAGGTTGATTGTCGGGTGGTTCAAGATCACCCTCACTATTAGGAAGATGTGCGCCAGTTACAGTTTCGTTAGGATCAGGTACATCTACCTCGTTCTCATCAGGAGTTTCAATTTCATTATTCTCATTCTCATTCTCATTCTCATTTTCGTCGGGCTGCTTAACTTCTTCCTCATTATGCATGAGTTATCTTTTCGCTTGGGGTTAAAGAAGTCCTGGTGCAGCGGCGCCAGTTGTAGTTAATGGAAAATTCAAAACTGCAAATTCTCCGTGATATTTTATTGCTGCTTCATCTCTAGCTTTTGCCGCAAGTTCTAATGAGTCAAATCTACCCAAATAAATTAATTTTCCATCAACCTGAATGTGAGCTTTCGGTCTACCGCTTTGTGAATTACTTACTCCAATAAATCCAGACTTACCCCTTCTTTGTCTGTGATTCCATTGGTTTTGTTGAGTAGTACAGATACGTAAATTACTTTTTTGATTATTCAATCCATCGTGGTCCATATGATCAACTTCTTTTTTATCTCCATGCTCTAGTCCCATAATGAATCTATGCATTTTTATTTGTCCAGAACAAGCCATTTTAACATATCCACTATCATAAATCCATTTATATCTATTCAATATTTCATAATCATCATCGTCTACTTTTGTTGCAAAACTACGATTCTTTAATAAAATTTCTTTCATTTACAACAAGCCTGGAGTAGAAGCTCCTGTAGTCGTGAGTGACCCCTTCGGTTTAACACCATTCACAGGATTATTAAACTCACCCTTGACGATTTCACCATTAACTTTCTTCGGAACCTTGGCAACAACCACAACACACTCACGACCAAGGTAATCATCGAAGTCGGGACTGAAACCGTCAGCAGTAACATCTTCTTGGCTGTCACCAAGTCCAATAAAGAAGTTAGCAATAATGCCCTTCATTGTTGCTGCTTTCTTCTTATCGTAGTCACTCGGTGGGATAGCCATTTGCTTCCACAATTTGCGACCTTCATAGTCTCCATCAGTAATCCTAAATGTTACCTTAATCATCGGTGTACCAACAGGTAACTTACCTTCATTCTTAACCGCGTCCATTTCCATCGCGAAAACTTCTGCGTTATAACGACCGGGATCAATAGCTTCAAAATCACCAGCACTAAGATCGGCACCACCAAGATTAAGAGGTCCAGAATTCATTTAATTACTCTCCTGTGGTATGGGAACGTTTTTAATTAGATTCCACATTTCGGGTATCGTCGGATTTTCTACTAATCCACCCAATGCTTGGGTTCTGTCTTTTGCACGTACACGTTTCGTATTAGCTACTTGAAGTTGATTTGAGAATACATCGCCTGATGTTGTTGCTGTTAAAAAGCCAACAATATCTACAAGACCTGGAATATCAAATGCAAGTTTGCCAGCGAAGTTTGGCATATGTTTCGGTGCTTCGCCTTCGTTAACGATGATATTCAAACCAGCCGTGAATATAACATTGCAAGGAAGATCACGGAAACCACGAACTATATTACGAATATGGTTTCTTGATATTCCCCACTCACGGGGTGAGGGTACATCTATATTCGTACTTTCAGGTCTTGCTTGAAATGCCTCAAACATTATCTCTCTCATATCAAGAACTGCTAATTCAGAAAGAGAATCAATACCAATCGTCTTATAATACATTTCTCCAGTAGAGTCTACGCTTTCTGCTAACTTCTCAAAAACGTATTCTACTGATTTCTTTGCTGCATTTTTATCATCTGGCTTCTTCTTGATTCCACTGATAGGTACTGTATCTATTTCTGATCTACTACGTAGTGTAGTCAGACCACCTTCAACGTCCAAGATAAGACTTGGCGTTGTACGTGGATCATCCTCGGCTGTACCTATGTAATAGGTTTTGCCTGTACCAGGCTCACCATAGATAAGTAAGTTCAACCAGTCAAATGTAGCTGGTGGTTGGACTTGCAAAGCATTACGTAGCTCTGCTACTTTATCAGGATCTATCTCAGTCGTCGTCATTCTCTACAACTGTAATAAAATTATCTGAATGTTCGAGTGCATTTGCAAAATCTTCTTGTGCTGATGCTACCGTTACACCACGAAGCATTACCACTACCTCACCTGTGGCGGGGTCAGTTGAAACTTCCTTGATCTGTAGTTCATACTCACCAGGAATATCATAATCCATTGGTTCCATATTATCTAGGTAATATTTAATTAATGGTCTTTGCATTTTGTCCTTTGGGTTTAAGTGAAAACCATAGCACGTTCAATCCACGCAAGAGCTTCTTCTTCCGATTTAAGACCATCATTGTATTTGACTATATACATCATTTTTACTTCTGTAGAAGGCGGCTCACGTGGTCCGTGAAAACCCTCCATTGTCGAATAAAGTCTATCTATAACTTCTATTTGGTCTGAATCAAATTTACTTAAATAATTATTTATTAATGGATCCGAATAAAAATCGTAATTGTTTTTATTGGCCAGCTCTATGGAGTAATTCGATGGCGCATCCTGTACCGTCTGCTCTATTGAAGGAGCCTTTGCACCATTTTCCAGCCTCAATATCTTTATGCATTGTTTGTAGAAGTGTAGTAGATTTTCTGGTGTTGGGTTTTTCCACGACCATAGAGTCGGCAGCGACGTTTGTATCGTCGTTGATTGTTCTTTCGTCATTTCGAAAAATTGCATCCCCATAAACTTCGGGGATTTTATCTGAAACATTATTATATACGACATCTTGTAGTGTATCAGTTCTATCGAGACACTCTGCACGCATATATCTTCACACTCCTTCTCTATCCATGCATCAATAGCTGCTTCGTATGTTTTTTGGGCTTCTGCAAATGAAGAAGTAAGATATTCTGTTATGGAATCCGTAACAGATTTTACTACTGGTATTAATGCTTTATATTGTGAAATAATTTCATTGGATGAAAATTGTAATATATCGGGTCCATCTAAGAGCTTGACTACAGGAAGGCATCCAGACGTCAATGCGTAACCCGATGATGGCACTTCCTGTATCTTCTGCTTTTCCTGTTCCGTATCCGGGCACATATATTATACTCCCTAGTGGAATTACCCTAGGATCAACAGAAATACTGCCCCAATGAACACTCGTTCCAGTTCTTGTGTGACCTCTGAGACAGTATGCTGTAGATAATACACGTAGTTTATAACTAGTGTGGTGCGCTGATGCCGATATCGGTGCCACTAAAGAAATCACCGATAGTAAGATTATCAGACGCTTCAACACTCTCTCCTTTGTAGTTTCCTGTTGCCTGTTGCAAAAGATGTACTAACGCAATTATAATATGATTATCACAATATGGTACACCTTTTAAGTCTAGGTGTGAAGGTGCTCCACAACCTTGACTTTCGCAAGATTTAGTTCTCTCGTGATAAGTTACTGGACCATCTTTAGGCAGAACAGGAAAATGTGTGGAAATTCGTGTAAGTCTACGCGGTCGAAATTCTACCACATCACCTGTGGTGGGTTTAGCTGGACCACGACCGCGTGATTTTTTAGTTAGAAGTGCGTCTATTTCTTCTTGTGTTAAGCCCATTATCTATCTTTGTTAGATGAATAGTTTTGGGCAATAAGTTCTTGCCCGATAAATGACCACGTTCTACCACTATTTATATCATTTACCGCTTGTCTACTTATTCCAAATCTTGAACCAATTTCTGTGCGTGTCAAAATATTCTCCTCTAAAAGATTTCGAATATTTTGTATATCCTCTACTGTAAGATTTGTTGAAAAACTTTTTCCTTGGAGGATAGTATCAAACTGATTTTCAGTTTTAGACCCCCAAACCAGGTTTTCTATTCTATTATCATCTCTATTAAGATTTAAATGTCTAGCTTCCCAATTCTTATCCGGCTTAGGACC